TGAGTATCAAAATCTGTGTGCTTTCGGACGGAGTGAGAGTGATAGGTGATTTCTATGAAGTCACTTCTACGTTTAAAAAGGTTGTTGGTTATGCAATAGTCCATCCTCAAATCATTTCCATGACCAGAACTGTTCCTTCTTCAATGGTTACACAAACCAATGAACCACAGTTCAATGTTCAATTTTCACCATGGAATCCATTTGCAAAAAACCAGTTCTTTAGATTGAACATGGATAGAGTTGTAAGTGTGAGTGATGCTCGTGAAGATATTTTACAAATCTATAAGGAACAGTTCTATGTGGAAAATTATCTAGACGATCTAATACCTGACGAACCTTTGGAGAGAATTATCTATGACGATTCAAGTCGTTAATATGAAATACACAGGGCAGTTGATCATTACTGATCTTGCTAATGTGTGGGAAAGTGAAGAGGCAAAAAACGAAGGAAAACCACCTGTGTGTTTTTCTTTTGCTAGACCTTATGTACTAGAGATAGACAGTTTGACTGATGAGGGTTATAATCTTCGTATGAGCAAGTGGAATCCTTACACGGATGAAGCAATGTTCCAGGTTGGTTTTGATTTAGTCACTACTATTAGTGAACCTAAAGCAGCAATCATTGAAGCATATAATAATCGTCTTACACAAGACTCAAAAGATAGTACACCAGACTCTCTAAAAGATGGAAAAGAAACTACTAAAGATTCAGAGTGAACCTTGGATAATTGCCGAGGTAGAAGCGGTTGAAGATGCTGTACTGGGAGAACCAGATTGTATTCTTATCAACCCTGTAACAGTTGATGGTGAGAAGTGGCCACAGTATTCTGATGATACTGAGGTTGCTCTTAGATCTTCTGATATAATTGTAATGGTTAATGCTTCTAAGGAAGCATCTAAGAAGAATTTGATTGAATGAAGTTTTACACAAACGTTGAACAAGCAGGAAATAATCTGCTAGTACGCGGATATGAAGGTGGGCAGGCATTTAGTTACAAGGTTAAGTTTAACCCTACACTATACCTGCCCTCTTCTAATTTCTCTAAGTGGAAAACACTAGAGGGAGAGTGTGTGCAACCAATGAAGCAAGGAACTATTTCTGATGCAAAAGAAACAGTAGCAAGATACCGTGATGCAACCAACATGCAAGTGTATGGGAACACACGGTATTTGTATCAGTACATTGCTGAAGAATATCCTGCTGATCATGTAATGTTTGATCCCAAACAAATTCGTGTATTCAACATTGATATTGAAACTGCTGCAGAGAATGGATTCCCAGATATTGAAACTGCTGATCAGGAGATCCTTGCTATTTCGCTAAAGGATTCTCATACTGGTCGCATTACAGTTTGGGGTGCTCGTCCATTTAAAAACACAGACAATAAAGTTGACTACTTACACTTTAGAACTGAGTCTGGAATGCTTCAAGCGTTCTTAGAGTATTGGATGAAAAATTATCCTGATGTTATTACTGGTTGGAATGTTCAGCTTTTTGATATTCCCTATATTGCTGGGCGCATTGATAGGGTACTTGGTGATCGCTATACTCGTTTTCTTAGCCCGTGGAATCTTATCTCTAGACGAGAGATTTATATCAAAGGGAGAAAGCAAATTGCCTATGATCTTCCAGGGATTGCTACGTTGGATTATCTGGAACTATACAGAAAGTTTACGTACTCTAATCAAGAGAGTTACAAACTGGACTACATCTGTTCTGTCGAACTCGGGGAGAAAAAACTAGATCACTCTGAGTATGATACGTTCAAAGAGTTCTATGAAAACGACTGGCAAAAGTTTATCGAGTATAACATTCATGACGTTCGTCTTGTTGATAAACTTGACGGTAAAATGAAGTTACTTGACCTAGCATTTACAATGGCGTATGATGCTAAGGTCAACTATGAAGATGTGTTTTCACAAGTTCGCATGTGGGACAACTATATCTACGTAGAACTTCTTAAAAGGAAGATTGCTATTCCTCCTAAAAAGGAAAGTAATAAAGATGAGAAGTATGCAGGTGCATACGTTATGAAACCTAATCCTGGAATGTATGATTGGGTGGTATCATTTGACTTAAATAGTCTATACCCCCACTTGATCATGCAGTACAACATCTCCC